TAATCAATTAATTGAATATAAACTCAAGACAAACAAAATAGATTTCACTGACATGATCTCCAAGTACATAGAGATTTGTGAGACACCCAACCTTGATCTGTTGATTGTGGATGAAGCCCAAGATCTGACACCGTTGCAGTGGACGATGGTAGAGAAGATGGCACTGACTGCGGATGAAGTTCTGATTGCAGGGGATGACGATCAGGCAATCCACCGTTGGACTTCTGTAGACGTCCAGAGGTTCATCGAAGCGTCTGACCATGTCGAAGTACTCAACCAGTCCTATCGCTTACCACAGAGCGTCTGGAGGCTTGCCATGCGTATCTCTGACCACATACCAGGGAGACTGGAGAAAGAGTTCTTCCCCAAGGAGGACGAGGGTATGGTCAAGGTTGTGGGTAGCCTTTGGAATCTACCATTGGACAAAGGGTCATGGACAATCATGGCTCGAACCAACAGCTTTGTGAAAGAGATAGCTGAGTCGTTGAGTGATGCAGGATATTTCTACAGCCGTAAGGGTCATGCGTCTGTCTCACAAAAGAAGTTGGATGCCATGGCTACATGGGCAGACTTGATAGGTGGGAGGGCATTGTACCTTGGACGGATCAAAGAGTTCTATAAAACTGTACCGAAGATAGGAGACAATCCTGTAGTCAAGAGAGGGTCAGCTAAGTTACTAGACGCTGCTGATCCAGAGCAGCCCTTGACATGGGAGGATCTAGCGTCCGACTATGGACTCTTATCCCCGAAGAACACACACCCGATGGACGTGGTGCGTCTGTCAGAGGAGGAGCAGATATACATCCGCGCCATCGAGCGAAGAGGAGAGAGTATATACAAGCAACCGAGGATCAAGTTATCAACGATCCACGCTATGAAAGGAGGGGAAGACGATAACGTAGCGGTGTATTTGGGATCCACCAAGAACTGCGTAGAGGGTAAACATCCCGAGGACGAGCACAGAATATTTTATGTTGCCGTTACAAGAACAAAACAAAACCTCTACCTAATTGAGTCAGATAAAAAATATAGGTATGAAATATGAATCTTCCAGAAGGAAACGTGCTCCTTAGTTTTAGCGGTGGGAGAACCTCTGCTTACATGTTGCACAGAATAGTTGAAAGAAACGGATTGCTTCCTGATCGAGTCAAAGTTCTGTTCGCAAATACGGGGAGAGAGATGCCAGGGACACTAGACTTTGTGCGAGATGTACAAAATAATTTTAACGTCGATGTCACATGGCTAGAGTATGATCGCGCCCCGTCAAATAGATACGTTAACGGAACTGCTTATTTCAATATAACAAACTGGGATAATGCAGCGCGAAAAGGAGAACCGTTTGACAAGTATCTTTCGTTTAACATGTTACCAAATGTTTTCCGTAGATCTTGCACTCAAGAATTAAAGGTAAAAACAATGCGTCGTTATCTTCTTTCGATTGGATGGGAGCATTGGACAAATACAATAGGTATCCGAGCCGACGAAGCAAGAAGAGTCAAACCAAGCAAGGATAAACGTTGGACAAACTGGTTTCCGTTGGCAGATGCAGGGGTCACGAAACGAGATGTTATGTCCTTTTGGTCAAAGGCACCTTTTGACTTAGACATAAAACCTGGATCAGGGAATTGTGATGGTTGTTTTTTGAAGAGTGAAGCAACACTAGCTGCCATGTGGCGTGAGTACCCAGAACGTATGGAATGGTGGCAAAGTTGGGAAGAAAAGAAGGATAAATCTTTTCACGATGTAAGGACGTACAAAGGACTCGGGGAGTTTGTAGATAGGCAATCAGACTGGATCTTTAATGACCAAGCATATTTATGCCAAAAAAATGACGGGGAATGCACAGGATGAAACGTAACGATTACTTGGATACGGCGAAGCAGTTGATCAATGGTAACAGAGCCAAGGATTACGGTGATGCCAAAGACAACTTTGACAGGATAGCAACGGGATGGAATGTCATAGTCACTGATGCATTGAACACCCACGGTAAGATTACAGCAAAGCACGTAGCTCTGATGATGGACTGGGTGAAGACCTGTCGCTTGTTAGAAACGATAGACCACAAGGATTCGTGGATCGACAAGTGTGGATACAGTGCACTGGGTGCGGAGTTTGACAATGAAACAGACTGAGATGTTTGAGAAAGACTACATCATTGCCAAGCAGATGAACCAAGGTAAGGAACTGACATGGAATATACCATCAGAGTTTCCAGACCTGACGGGCTACAAACAGATAGCCGTTGACCTTGAGACATGTGACCCGAATCTAATTAAGCTTGGCCCTGGATGGGTGCGTAAGGACGGGTACATCGTAGGCATAGCCGTAGCAGCAGGAGATTGGGAAGGATACTTTCCTATCCGACATGAGAATGGTCACAACATGGATGCAAAGATTGCACTCCGATGGCTACAGAAACAGATGGCAACACCAGACATAGACAAGATTATGCACAACGCCACGTATGATCTGGGTTGGTTACGTGCCGAGGGCATAAAGGTAGAGGGCCGGATCATCGATACCATGATTACTGGTGCGGTGGTGGACGAGAACCGTTGGTCATACAGCCTGAACAATCTTGGTCGGGACTACCTTGACGAGCGCAAGGATGAGAAACTCCTACGTGTTGCAGCAGCAGAGTGGGGCTTTGATCCCAAGGCTGAGATGTACAAGCTGCCCCCTGAGTTTGTTGGACGGTACGCTGAACAGGATGCAGGCATGACCCTGCGTTTGTGGGAGCGACTGAAGATAGAACTGGAGAAGCAAGACCTATGGAACATCTGGGATTTGGAGACTAGCCTGATACCTATGATGTGTGACATGCGTCAGCTAGGTGTGCGTGTGGACTTGGACAAGGCAGATCAAGCCAAGACTCTACTCAAAGCCAAGGGCAAAGAACTGAGGGAAGAGATCCACCGACAGACAAAGATTAAGATAGAACCATGGGCGGCTGCATCTGTAGCTGCGGTGTTCGAGGAGCTAGGACTGAAGTACCCTGAGACTGAAGCAGGGGCACCGTCATTCACCAAACAGTATCTCAATGCACATGCCCACCCAATTGCACAAATGATCGTCAAGCTGCGTGAATTTGACAAGGCAGATAGCACGTTCATAGATACAATCATCAAGCACTCGCACAACGGTAGGATCAACTGCGAGTTCCATCAGCTACGATCCGATGACGGGGGCACGGTGACGGGTAGGTTCTCTAGTTCAAACCCAAACCTTCAGCAGATTCCGGCACGAGATCCCGAGATCAAGAAACTAATTCGTGGTCTATTTATACCAGAGCAAGGGTGCAAGTGGGGATCGTTTGATTACTCAAGCCAAGAGCCGAGGTTACTGGTGCACTTCGCGGCAAGCCTGAAGGGTGAGTACAAGCACCCGATTGTTGATAAGATCGTTGACGAATACAACACAGGTGATGTGGATCTACACCAGATGGTGGCAGACATTGCAGGGATCAAGCGTAAGGAAGCCAAGGTTGTAAACCTGGGAATCATGTATGGCATGGGCAAAGGTAAACTGGCAGCGCAGTTAGATATATCACCAGAAGAAGCAGGGGATTTACTGGATACACACAGAGAGAAGGTTCCGTTTGTTAAGAACCTTGCGGACATTGCGAGTAGACAGGCAGATAAGTTCGGACACATTAGAACCCTGTTGGGTAGGCGGTGCCGCTTCCATCTTTGGGAGCCTCGAACCTTTGGGTATAAGAAACCATTACCATACGAGGAGGCCATGAAGACATATGGTCAACCTCTAAGAAGAGCCTTTACTTACAAGGCGTTAAACAAATTGATCCAAGGTTCAGCTGCGGATCAAACTAAAAAAGCTATGGCAGATTGCTACAAAGAAGGACTTTTGCCTATGCTAACGGTGCATGATGAGTTATGCTTCTCAGTAGAGGGCGACGATCAAGCGCACAACATCAAGCACATAATGGAAAACGGGTTGTCGGATGTCTTGAGAGTCCCCTCTAAAGTAGACGATGAACTCAAAAATAATTGGGGAGAAATCGAATGAAACCAGAAAAGATTAAAACAGTCGGTCTTAGAGAAATGCATCCTGTGCAGGTCAAACATCTTATGGAACTTGTGGGCATGAC